AAATCAAGCACATAGAGCGGGTCATCTAGGGCCATCTGCGGCACTATTGGCGCGTATTGAACACGATTCTGAACACAACTTCTTTTCTGGCGCTTCCAGCCCCAGCCCCCGCGCAACACGGAAGGCGGCGACGTGTGAGTAAGCGTATGAAGCATGCCCCGCGGAAACGACTTGAGGCCGCCCCCCTTCTGGACTCAGTTAAAGACCTCGCGAAACGCGATCCTGATGCTTTCGTGTTGCTCTATTTCCAAACCACGGCCCTAGTCGTTGAACTGGACCGAGCAGGCTACGAGTATCTTGCGGCAGGAGTGATGCTAAAGACATTCCGCGAATCCGGGTTTATCCAAGCGTTAGAACAGCTCAAACAGAAACTTGATGGCGGAGACATTCAAGGCGCTCTGGAAAGGCTGGAGGCGATCAAGGGCTGGGTCCGGACGATTGAAGATCTTGCCTCACAGGAGAGATTCGAGACTCTGCTCGCCGAGCATACGCAGGCGGCGAAAGCAGAAACGAAAGCGGAAGTAGGGTACGTGATGTGAGCGAAACTCGCCGAACCAATCACGTACCCAAGCAAAAGCGTTTGCTGACTCCCAAGCAGGCAATGTTCGTCTTGGAGTACATCGTCGATTTGAACGCGACAAGGGCCGCGACTGCAGCGGGTTACAGCCGCAAAGGCGCCGAGGTGACCGGCTCGCAGTTGCTAAGAAATCCTAAGGTTGGCGCCGAAATCGAGCGGAGAATGACCGAGCGGGCGGGGAGGCTGGAAATCAACGCTGATCGGGTGCTGAAGGAATTAGCCCGGTTGGCTTTTTTGGATCCTCGCAAATTCTTCGACGATGATGGCTCGCCCAAGCAGATCAATGACCTGGACGAGGACACGGCACGGGCTCTCGCCGGCATGGAAGTCATGGAACTGTTTGAAGGTTCGGGAGAGCAAAAACACGTCTACGGGCTGATTCGCAAATACAAGCTGGCGGACAAACGCGGCTCTCTTGAGCTTCTCGGCAAGCACCTGAAGCTCTTCACGGACAAGGTTGAACACAGCGGAGGGATCATCCTGAAACACAACGTTGCGAGGCCGAAACATGGTTGAGCACGTTTCCTATGGCGATATCAGCGTCGGCTCCACTGGCCTCGATCGATTTGTCCGCGAAATTGACCTCAGCGAGTACTACCAGCCGTATCCCATGCAGGATGCCTTTCACGGCAGCTCGATCAAGCACAAGTTGCTCGGTGGGGCCGCCGGCCCAGGAAAAACGCTCGCGCTCATTGTTGAACACATGATGTCCTGCAATGAGTTCTCGGATCCAATCGAAGCCAAACAGGTGCACACTCTGCTTCTTCGTCGGACCCACCCCAAACTAGAAGCAACCCTGGTCACCAGATTCCGAGAGAAGGTCCCGCAAGAACTGTATGCGAGTTATAACGATGCCAAGAAGATCGTGACCTGGCTAAATGGATCATCAACCCAATTTGGCTCGATGCAGTACGAACACAACGCTTACGATTGGCAGGGGCAGTGGTACAAAATCGGCTATGACGAGCTGGGCGAATTTACGTTCAAGCAGTGGAATGCTACGTCTGCTTGGAACCGATGCCCGGTATCACCATTCTGCACGAAGGACGGCGCCTCCAACCCTATCGGTGTCGGCGCAGGGTGGATTCAGTCGCTGTTCGTTCTTAAGCAGCCATGCGACGAGATGGACCTAAATCAGCGAGCGCAGTACAACTCTGCCGATTACGAATATTTCCCCTGTACGTACCTGGACAACCCGGTCTATGCAAACGATCCAGTATTCCTCGCCAATCTCGACAGCTACCCGGGGCCGATTCGGGATGCTCTCAAATTTGGGAAATGGGGAATCGCGGGCGGCTACTTCTCAGGTGCATGGGATCCGGCCGTTAATGTCTACCCAGCCGGATCAGTTGAAATAAAACCCTGGTGGGTGCGGTGGATGTCCGGGGACTGGGGGTTCGAGCACTGGGCGGCTAATCATTGGCTCTGCATCGATGATTTCGGAGTCATTCGTATCTACCGCGAGTTCGTTACGAACCATGAGCCGCCAGAGCAACTCGGCGAGTCCATTGCAAAGCATAGCTTCGATGAAGATGGGAACCTTCCGACCTTTCAAGGTTTTTACTACTCACATGACGCTTTTCATCACAAGACGGACCCGAACACGATCGCGCTAAAGATTGGGCGAGTGCTGCAGAAGTACAGATTGCCAGCACCATCGAACACTGGTACCGACAAAAAGGGCCAGATGCTGCAACTGTATCAGCAACTCAGAAAGCGTATCCGGATCGGGGAAGATGACTGCGGTCATCCCATCGAAGTACCGGCGCTCCAAATTGCTGACTGTTGCAGCAAGCTCATCGAGAAGATTCCTGTTGCTCCGCGGGACGAAGTGAAAAGAGAGGAAATGGCCGATCACACCGGAGATGATCCGATTCGCAGTGCGGGCCACGGAGTCTACGGAAAGCTGGGCCGTCCCAGCGTGAAGCCGAAAACGGAGCTGTTCAAGGAAACGCTGGCCGGGTTTGATGCACAACTAGCGCGGGTTCGGCTCTTGCGGGAGGGCGTGTACGGACAAGCCACTTGATTTGCGGCAACGCTTACTGGATCTCGAGGACCAGCGTCTCGCGCAACTCAGCGATACGGAGCTGCTCGCCGCGATCAGCCAGAAAAAACATATGGCGCACTTGAAGTGGCAGCACGAACGAAAGAACAGAAACCGACGATTCGGACGGAGACGAAGATTCCAAAAATAGCGCTGAACGGCGGGAGTTGTCCAAAAGGAACGGAGCAACATGGCAGGAATTGATCCTAACGCAATATCACCAGACGACGAGACGATGCAGGCCCTTCTAGGGCTTCATCCTCACCAGATTGCCATTGCACAAGCTTTGGCTAATGGGAACGGGCCGATGCGGCCCCCGGATGACGCACAACCGCCCGCGCGCGTCATCTCGAGCCCTTCCAGCGGCCCGCGAGGGATCAACGTTCCACCAGCCGTGGAACCGGGTTCCACGGCAGATTTAGAAGCGCGGGCAGACCAACCAAGGCAAACCCCAGCGGCAGTTGTACCGAGTCAGCAGGACAAGGACCAGGCAGATTTTGATCGATTGAAGAACTCGCCTTCCGGAATCGGAGCATTCCAGCAGCGTCATCCGATCTTGGGAGGTCTAGCGCGCGCGGCGGTGGGAATCGGATCAGCCCTGGCCCCCGGAGTGGCGGAGAACATTCCCGGAACCGATCTTCACCATGAACAGCTCTTGCACCAAGCAGCGGGCCGGCTGGCCCAGGATGTAGGGCAAGAAAAGGAAGAAGCGACTACGGCGGAGACTCAGGCCCGGATTCCATTCATGCAATCTGAAGAGGAGAAGAATCGCAGGGAAGCCGCGCAAGGCCAAAAGGAAAGCTGGGAGCCAATCCTAAGCGGAGACAAAACGATCGCAGGATTCCGCAACACAAGAACCGGGGAACTGGCCGGGCCCGACAGCCCTAACCTGACGCCGGCGATGAAGAGTATTTTAGGTGCGGCCAAACCTGTGCCGCCAAAGCCGGACACGGCCACTCAGAACAAAGAGAACTTCCAGCATGGTATTGGGGTTCTTCGCGGCGAAGGATTACTCAAAGCCGCCGACGTCACAGACTTCAAAAAGATCAGCGGCGCAGTAGAGAACTCGAAAAAACTCACCGGCGACGAAAAAGACGCCATGGTCGGCTATATGGGCGCAAACCCGACGCCGGGCACCAATGTGCAGGTTCATTTCCAGGAAGGGAACGCAACACAATCGGCGAAAGACGCAAGAACTCACGTGCTCGCTACTGGGCCAGATGGGAAAACGATCCTAACGACGCTCGACAAGGCAAACGCACAGGGCCTCGATTCCACTCCGATCAAAGACCCAGAAGCCGTAACGCAAACCGGGCGCATGGCGAACACGATCCAGATTTCCATGAATCGCCTTGCTGATCCCGAGTTGCTGAAACTGTTCGACAATCCTGGCGCACGTGCCATCATCGCCACCGCTACGGACGATAACGCCGCTCGGCAATTCGGAGCAGTGATTCCGGGTATCGGTGGACTAATGATTCCCGTACCCGGCGGGGTAAGCAAGTTCATCGACTCCGCCTTGCAAAACTCGCAACTCGCAGGACCAGACAAAGAGGCGGTCAAGAAATATCTCGCCGGATATTGGTCGGCACGCGAGGCCATGATGAACCTCATGCGACTGCAGAGCGGAGGCAAGCAGGGTGCGCGCGGGCAGTTTCAGGCTGAAGCTGCGATTCAGCAGCTGCCAGGTGGCAAAACTCCCGATAGTGCCACCGCGAAATTGCAGATGGAGTATGCCCAAGAGTCGCTGGATCAGTACCGCTCGGGAATACCGGACACGCTGCCGGGGTTCAAGAAAGAGCCATCCTTTAAAGAAAAAGGTTCAGAGGCCAATGAAGGCAATGGGAAAGCCCAAGACTTCGGTCCGGCGATGCAGCAGAACGGCCAGCCCTATCCTGAAGGCCATACCGGGCACACGACTGACGGAAAATCGACAAAGGTGAAAGGTGGACGATGGATACTAGCGCAGTAATACCAGATCCGCTCCCAGTGCAAGTGATTGCCGATCCGCTGCCGGAGGACAGGCCGGGATTTGTTCGGCGCCTTGGTCAATCATTTGGAATCCCAACTTCGATGGACGAATTGCAGGCTGCTGGGGAGACGATGCGTCCCAAGTCCGCTGGTGACTGGGCAGGAACCGCGATTGCCGGCCCCATCTATCCAGCGGTCAAGAACTACGTCAGCACGGCGGTAAGGGGTATCGGCGAAGGAGCGCACGAAGTTGGAGAAGCGGCTTCGAACGTCGTACATGGTGGCCCGGTACTAGCGAACTCTGGGAAGGCAGCTTATGGAATTGCGCACGGAGTACTACAGGCGATTCCAATCATGGGACCATCCATCGAAACAGCTGGCGAAGATGTTCACGACAAAAACTATTCCGGCGCTGCTGGAGGATTAACTGGAGTGGCAGCGCAAGTTCTCGCGCCCAAGATAGTAGGCAGGTTGTCCGAGCCAGTTAGAGGTGCTTCGGCACTGCGGGAGGTTCCAACACCTCGCACACTGCCAGCCTCTGAGTCAGGCGAAGCGCTGGGAACAGTTCCTGCCGTAAAACCCCCAATCCCTGTTCGTCCCATAAATGTGCGCGGTCCTGGAGAAGTGGCGCCAGAGTTGGTAACGCGCAAAGCTTTTTACGGAGGGATATCACCGGAACCTATACCAGCACGCGGCGGCCTCGCATTGCCGGCGGCCGCAGATATTTCCGCACCCGTTATTTCCAAGCCTCAGCCGAGCGTGGCTCCCATTCGTAGTGCCCTAGCGCCGATGCCACCGTCGGCCGCAGCCGAATCTATTCCGCGCACCCTGCCGGGCGAAAGCGTACTCCGCCAGGTGCTCACAGGCCAGGACAACGCGAATCTGCTGAAGATCGCACGCTCACGTGGAATCAACGTCACCGCCGAAGCGCAGCTGAAACCTGGCGTAGCCGACAACCGCATCATCAACAAGATCATTGAGGATTTTTCGCCCGACGAACTGGAGGAACTGCGCTCGAAGGGACTGGAGGTAAACCGCTTCCGTCACAACTTCGGCGAAATCGGACCCGAGGCGTGGAAGACGATGGGGATGCAGACTTATTTCCCCGACGTGAAAATTCCAGAGGCGGTACTGAAGCGCACACAAGGGGCGATCACACGTCCCGCCACATCACCAAGGCCAGTCATAGTGCCCACACCGCCGACCGGAGATTTAATGCCGATGCTCAAGAAGAGTCTGAGAGCAGTGAAGGCGAGAGGCATCAACGTCGCGGCGACTGGAGCGAACGATTAACCGGATACCAAGAATTGCTAAGGCCCAACGCCGGAAACTTGTTTAGCGGTGCAGGGGCGAAGGAAGGGAGTTAATAGAGTTTTCGTCATGTGAGCGGAGAGGACGCTTCGGATTCCGCCTAGTCTTAGGGTTCAATTTGCCGCGCACAAGCGCGCTCGACGACGAAATGAAAATTGCCGCGACATTCATCTTGACCGCTAGCCTGCATGGGGAGGACAATTGTTTCCGGTTTTCGGCTGCCACGAAACTCCCTCCCCTAGCCGGCAGCCCAGCCCGGGCCTTTTTCTGACGAACGCTTAGATCCAACGGAAGGACCCTATGAGGCTTACCTGCTTCGTCTGTCTTTTTCAGTGTTTGACCATCCCATTCCTGCTGTCCCAGTCGAATCCTGTTCCCCTGATCAATCCGACCGCGAAAGTGGTGTCTCCAATCAATGGGTCTCAGGGCGCGAGCGCGCAAACGAAGATCGACTTCCAGCCTGAGCGGCAATCTATAGTATGGGAACCGAACCATCCCGGTTGGGATCAAGTGCTGGTTGATGGCGTGTGGTTCAGGACTGTCTACGATGCTGACGGAATCGGCGTCGAGGCTGCCGTCGGAAAGCTGGACCGTTACTCCGCCGCAGTCGTTACTGTGTTCAATCACTCGCTGTCCCGCATAGAAATCAGACCCGAAACGGCATATCTGTATGAACTCAGGCCGAAAGAGCGCCGATTTAACGAGATTGATGCACTCCTAGTGGAAAAATCCGTAGGTCGGCGCGCAGCATTCAGAGCCGCATTGATCGGGTTCTTAGGTGGCATGGGAAGCACACGGACGGTTCAGCAACAAGGTACTTTCAATGGAGACGTGCGTGGAACGGATGCCAGCGGCGCGCCGGTGAGCGGTACCGTCTCGGGAACGTATCAAAGCACTCAAGTAGTGACGGATCCCGAGGCCGCAGCGCGGGCGGCAGATGCCGCCAGGAGCGTGCGCGATCAAGGCACCACACTGGAGCAATTGATCGCCGCGAATGCGCTGCTGCCCAATACTCTAATGCCTGGCCAATCGATGCGCGGGATGATCTTCTTTGAGCACGCCAGCGAAAAAGACGGGACGACGTTCAATATCGTCATCGGCAACAAGCTTTATGTCCTGCCATTTTGGTTCAAGCAGTAGTTCGATCACCCATGGGCTGGGAAAGCACATCGAGTCACTGCTTGGAGAATGTGCGGCGTTCGATCGCGGGTACGCTGCCTGAATCCTTCCAGTGCTGGCGGTTGTCGGACACGTTCCGAAAACAGATGTTTTCGGTTCACCGGAAACTAAGATTGCGCGTGTTCAGATTGAGGCACTTAGCGGCTCGAAATTCTTGGGGTTTTTGGAACAGGCAGCAACACTAGCTTTTATCGACCGACCAGCCCGCCAAGACTCAAGCCCTCACCTTAACAGGCGCTGGAAGGTCGTCGGAAAAATACCCCTCAATCTTAAAATTATCAGAGCCGACGACCAGTCGGATGTCGTGACCGTAAGTATGCCGGTTGCCCTCCCCCAAGAGGTCCTAACGCACGCTTGGACATTAATTGTCCGGGCGTGCGGGCGTGCGGATGTGCCGCCCTCGCCAGTTATTTCAGTTTCACAAAGAGCAAGACGAAGATTGCCCAGACTCCAATCGTCACGGGAAACTGAGCCGCTTGTGCTTCCTGCAACGAGCCTCCTCGTGGAAGGGCAAGCGAGAGGAAGAACATTGCTACAGCGGTGAGTATTCCGAGGATCAGTTTGCTTTTCCAGGTCATCGTAGTTTTTTCCTCGCGCTTTGGGTTCGCCCGTCTCGTCTTTTTGAACTGCTGAAATCTTCGTAGGGCAGTAAGCGCACATTCTACGCCTGCGACTTGCGGCGTGCGTGGGGATGCGCTGCATTGTAGCTCTGCATCATGCGGCCGCGATGGAACACCGGTAACCACCCGTAACTACTCGTCTGGCATCTGGCGTATCAAACCAGAATCCTCTACAAAAGAGGCAGCCCAGCCGGGAGGGGAGACATTTTCGCCTGAGGAGCTCACATGTGATGGTCGGTCCCGGGCCGGTTGGGCGTCATATTTACTGACGCTGATTGCCATGCTCAAACGGTCTCAGCGCGCCTTAAAAAATTCAACGTAGACCAAGACAGACATGATCCACGCCACTACGACGACCGCGACCTTCTTCCACATCGCCATAAAGCAAGTCCCCGATAAAAAGGCGAGCCCGGAAACCCAGGAGAAAACACCGGGCCAGCCTCCCCCCTCAAAACTTACCGCCCACTATACCCCTGTTTCCCCGATTTGCAACTGCTGTGAGGTGAGGGACTAGAATGCCCAGACCATGCCAAGCGCGCGGAAGATCAATCTAGAAAAGGCGCGGGCTTCGCTCGATGCGGTGTGCCCGAAATGCGGGAAGGCGATTTCACCTGCCGATGTGCGGCGGATCGACTTTGAGCAGATCGAGTGTCCGGTGTGCGGAGAGCGATTTGTGCCCAGCCCTAAAAAGTGAGAGCAGGCCCGTGCAGGCGAAAAAACGGCCCAACTTGTTCTGTAGGCATGTTGGGCCAGTTTTATTGGCTAACGTTGGTGAGTAAGGTTGGCGCAATTGTACACCCGACGAGGCAAAAACGGCCCAACGGTTGGGGTTGGGCCAATTTTGAGTTGATTTGTTGTGTGATGTTTCGTTTGGGCGCACTTCTACACCCGACGCACCAGGTAGACAATGCTCCTTTTTAGGTAGTCCTTTTTAAGTAGTCA